CTACCATCACTTACAGTCGCTCCTTCTGTAGTTGGCCAAGTTGGCTCACTACTACCTGAAGTTCCTGCTGTAATACATTTATAAACAAAACCATTCTCAGTTGTTGGAACTACATAATCACCTACACTATAACTGGTTGATGCTGTCCAAGTTGTTGCTGAATCCCAATTATTTGATTTGTTAAAAAGACACGCTTCCAATAATCTACCTATTCTTGGTTCTAATGGTCTCTTATTAGTATCATCATAACCAGAACCTTTTAGTTCCAAAGTGAATCTTAATTGTGTATGTAAACCTGCCACTATACCTTTTCTTGCACCTATTGTTGGTCTGATAGTATCTCTTTCTATTCTATCATGCGGAAAAGTTAACTCTGGATTTGCGTTCACTTCGAAAGCATCTGTTGATGCATCAAAAGTTGGTGGAACTCCATAATTTGACTCTAACGCACCTAATATTAAAGTTTTCTTTATTAAACGCAAACTCATTTTTTACCCTCCCATTAACCTTAAAAGTAATTACAATGTTTTGTATAGAAAACAACAAGATGTAAATCAGCTATTTCATAAGGAGACAAAAATCCTTGACTTGTTTCTATTGTTGTTATCTGCATAGGAAAACAAGATAAACCATCTAAATATAGGTCTTCTTCTATCTTATCACAAACAGCTCCTATCAAATCATTTAATTCATCAGTTAAATTAGTCTCACTATACAAAATGATACGCAATATTACAGTAAATTCCGCTATAATTCTACTGCCTTCATATTTTCTACTTTCATCTCCATTTAAGATACAAATTACTGGCAGTTCAAAAGACTTGAATAATTCAAATGGCTTATAAGTTTTAAGAACTTTCTTAAATTGTGATAAAGTTTGCAATCTATTAACTAAAGCATCTATAATTTGTTTTCGTTCTTCCATTTTATCTTCCTACTCTTGAAACAAAAACATTGTGATAAAGTTTTGGCACTTGATACTTGGTTTTCATTAATGCTTTATGCATAAAAAAGTAAGGTGGATGTTTTACTGAAAGTTTAAGCACAAACATTGGAATATTATTGTAATACAAAATACTATTCCTTGCCTTTAATTGATTTACTCTCACATCATTAAAAGGTATTGGAGTATGTTTTAATGGTATCCTCAAAAACTTCTTCACTTTTGGTCTTACTTCACCACCAAACTCTAACAATCTGGCTATTTTATTGTATGGTGCTTTTGGATAAACTCTCAACCTATATCCATACTTTACCTTTCTTATTCTACCTGAAAACGAATTCTTCAACTTGCCTGTATATCTGTAATTCCAACCATGTTGAACTGTATGTCTCATATAAGTAGTAATCATTTTTCTCAAATTAATCAGTAATAAACTCTTTAAATGAACTACAAAATCTCTGATACTTAAAGCTACCTTATTAGCATAATTGGCAATCACATAACGATTCTTTACTGACACTTTAAATGCTAACATTTTTATACATATCCAAAACTTCTTTAAATTCTGGCAATAAACCTTCTCTCTGGACAAAAGTTACATTTTCTTTATAACCTGCTATATTAGCAACACCTATCTCTTTTGAATCAATTTTTCTAAACAAATAAACAACCATTTGACAGGCTACGTCTTTAATATCAGCAGGTATTTCTGAATAACCTGCTGTATAACTTACTTTGGCTATTCTTCTACCATAAGGCAGATTACCATATTTGTAATACAAAATACCTAATTCTGTATCTATAAGAAAATGGTCTAGATTGTAAATTGTGTTATCTGAAAAAGTTAAAGTCTTATCAATTCGTATTTCTGATACAGATATGATAGGAAAATATTGCAAACAAATAAGATTAGATGCTTCTTCTATGTCTGCATACTCTACAATATCTTCTGGTTCAATTGGCTTTTTAACATAATTTCTTATAAATTGAGATACAGAATTGATGAGATTAGACAATAAAGTTTCCTGTGTTGTTGTTAAATTAAATTCACTTGAATCTGATACAAAATAAGGTATTATATCATCTCTTGTGATTAAAGCCATAATTATCTTCCATCAAATCTTTTCTTTAAACCATTAATATTCTTTGTATTATCAGCTATTTGTTGCGTTATAATTCCTTTCCATTCGTTCATAGTTAACATAAAGTTCTGTAAAGTTATATTTATCTGGTTTATCGAATTTTTTATTTCGTTAATCTCTGATTCCAAAGAACGATTATGTTCAGTTATACGCATTAAACAATTTTCTCTGTTAATTCTACAATTTTCTTCTAAACTTCTTAATCTGGTTCTTACAAATCCCCAACCAGCTCCTAAACCAAATAAAACCATTAAAATACAAAGAATGTAATAAATTTCCTGAATAGTCATAACTAACTATTCTTTTTCTGTAATTTAGTTTCTTTTTGCAATCTATCTTCTTTTGTCTCTGACATCAAAATTTTCCCAAAAGTAAGATTTTTGTTTCTCAGAATCTTTTCAAAAGTCTGTAAGTCTATCTGTTTTGAGAAAAGTAAAAGATGTCCACACTTTTTACATTTTATAGTGTAATCCAAAAAATGCTCTGTTGCTGTTTGTCTTGGAAAAAATCTGATAAGTTCAAAATCTTTTGAACCACAAATCTGGCATTTTATAGAATATTCAGACAATAATTTGTTCTTTAAAAGCTCTTTCACATTCAACATTCATTATCTCCTTTGATTTTTAATACAAGAAAAGCCAAGCAGGCTGGGTATAAAGTTGCCTGCTTGGCAGTGTATCATTAAGCCTTATCTACATTATAGAGAACACCAACTACTGGACGGCTGGCAAATGGAGAGCCAAAGGCAATGCGGATGGAAGCAACTATACCATCTTGCTGTTGTTCTGCAAGCCTGTAAGTCTCTACTTTAAGGTCTCTACGATAACCTAATACAAAAGATGGTCTGTTAACTAATATGATTTCTGATTGTGTCGTAGTAGTGCCATCATACACTCCGCTAGCGTTCAGATCCTCTCTTACAAATTCAGATACAATTACTGGAATACCAAAAAGTTTTGCTACTTCACCTTTTAAGATAGTAGCTTGATTGCCATATTTTTCCATAGTTAAGATTATAGGATTACCATTTTCATCTTTAAGGTTTACCAATTTAGCAAGATATACTGTTGGAGATACTATCCAAACAAGATCATTTACATAAACAGCATATTTTCCCATTTTAGACCTTACAGCTACAAGGTCTGCTACATCTAAAGTTCCACTGGCATCTACTTTAGCATCAGCAATAGCTATCTTTCTATAACCATCAAAGGCTTTTCTTGGATCATTAGCAGATGTTACATCAGAATCCATGTGAGTAGCACTAGTATCACCATTTATGATAGCATTCTCTATGGCTCTTGCAATAGCATTGATTATACTCTTTCTTACTTGTGGTAATACTGGTATAATAGAATCTTCTGTCATTTCATCACTGATTCTTACTCTGGTTGCAAGTTTCTTTGCATCCAAAGTAAATTTTCCAGTAGTAGGATTAGTTCCCGGGACTACTGGAGAAGTGGAATTTTCATCAGTATTTTCTGCTACAAGATATGCTTGAGAATCTTGAAATACTATTGGATATACATAAGGATTCTGTGGCATATCTACATTTTCATGTAGAGAAGCCACTCTCAATTCAAGCATCAACTCTTCAAAAAGAGACCTAGAATATCCTGTTGGTATCCAATCAGCTCCAGAACCAGTAGTGCTTGTATTAAGAGCATCTTTTATAATAGCTACTTCATTAGGATAATGATACTGATAAAAGTCTAAAGCTTTCTCAAAACCAGCTTTACCTAAAAGATCATAAGCAACCTTCAACTCATCATAAACTTTCTGGATTCTCTTTAACTCATCATTATAAGCTGGAACTTCTATTAAAGACTTTATATCTTTTACATCACCAAAAACAGACACTTTTTGTGTTTTTCTTTCAGCTATTTCCTGTCTTAACTTTTCAAGTTCTTCATTAAACTTTTTAGAAAGTTCCTCTACTTTTTGCTTGTATTCAGCACTTTCTTGATCTTTCTCTTTTAAATAATCCTTTATTTCAGACAACATTTGTTTAAATTGCTCTAACCTTTCCATTGTTTCCTCCTTCATTTGATTTGAGTTAGTGAGTTATCTCATTCTACTAACCAAAAATTAGAAAATTTTTCTTGACTTACTTGGACTTTATCTGGCTTAATAATGATTTCACTTCTTCAAAAAGTTCATTAAAAACTTCATCATCATCCTGTTTGTCATCAGTCTGTTCTGACTTCTTGTTTAAAGAAAAAACTTCTTTAAACTCCTCTTTAAAATCTGCAAATTCTTTTCTTAACTTATCTATTTCAGACTTAATATCTAACACAAATTCTTCTGGTAAGAGAAAAGACTTTTCTCTTTCCCAGGGAGCTTTCTCTCCTAACTTATGATAATATGTTTCAACTTTTTTCTTTATCTGCTCTATATCCTTTTCTGGAATACTTGGTTTTCTCCTAGCTCCCTGCAAATTAGCTGCTACTGCAAAAATTCCTCTTGGTATAGCATAGACTTTTCCATCTATCACATCACAAAAAGGTAATTTGTAAGAAGTAAAGTTTTCTGGTTTACTTTCATCATACCAAAAATGAACTGATTGATACTTTTTCCAATCCATCTGTTCAGGATCACCAGAACCATCTTTTGAAGCCCATTTTCTCAATCTTTTTACTGCTGAATCTGCATCCCAAGCTCTATCTCTATCTGCTAATGGCCAATCGGTTTTTCCTGATACTTTTTTTGTTTCTAACATAGCTGTATTCTCCTTATTTTCTTTTAATAAAATTTTCTTTATTTCAAAACCTTTTGATGTGTTTTCAACTTCGAACATTGCTTGACTATT